AAAACACCAGATATGCCAGATATCGTTGTAGCTAAAACGGTGTCTCCTGTTACAGTTGCACCCGAAACATTGGTGAATGTTCCTGAAACCCCTGTAAGTGTTGTAAATTTACCGGTATCTCCTGTGATTAAGACTCCAGATAAAACTTGAGTAAAAACACCCGAAACACCACTAACGTTGCCAAAGACACCATTGGTGCCAGTAACAGTAGCACCTGAAATTCTAGATGTAAATGTACCTGAAACTCCTGTTGTATTTGTTGTTAATAACGTATCGCCTGTAATAACTGTGCCAGAAAGTTGCGTTGAGAATACTCCGGAGACTCCTGATACGGTCGTGAAAGCAGCTGTTGTCCCAGTAACGGTTGTTCCTGATAATGTTCCTGTTACATTTACACCACTAGAAAATTGACCGATCCCTGTAACCGTTAAGCCACTAGCTACTGATAAATCGCCGTTTACATTAAGAATCGGTGTGCTTAATGTTTGGAAAGAACCCGTTGTTGCAGCAACTGTTGTTCCAGTAATTGTTACACCGCTTAAGTCAGTGAAGATTCCAGAAGGCGATCTAATTTGACTGCCTGTAATAGTCGAACCTGAAAGCTGAGTTGTGAAAACGCCAGAAATAAAATTAGCATTCGCACCTGTCGCTGTTGTTACAGTAGCAGTGACCGCGTTAACATTTGTACCTTGTACACTGGTTCCCGTTAAAGTTAAACCACTGACTGTTCCGCTAACGACGGCATTATTTTGAACAGTAATGCCACTGAACGTGCTTTGCCCTGACGCAGTAATTGTATTAAAAACACTGGAGCCTGTTACAGTAAGATCTCCAGAAATGACAACATTGCCATTAAAAGTTGCTCCGCTTATCGGAGGATAGTAAATATTAAGGTACTCTTTAAATTCTGTAAAAGTTATTTTTTTATTACGTAAAGTGGGGTCGACTTCAAATACATGAACAAGAGTTAGCAAGTCCTGTTCATTGATATCGGCCCCATTGATAGCGGGAAATTCCGTGATCCTACGGTTTGCCACCTATTTTTTACGCAGTTCTTTCCCTAATTATACGCCTGGCTTATTTAGCGAACCTTTACTTCAATTCGAGGTAAATTGTTAGAAACAAAACCCCAACCCCATTGAAGACCTGTTACAATTCCACAAGAAAGAACAAAAACAACCAGAAGCTCAGCAACGGTTAAGTTGCGACGCACATAAACAACTTGAGGTTGTTGCATTGGAATCTGAGCTCTAAGCATGGCGTTCTTTGCTTCTTTAAGTTGTTGAGCTTGTAGCTTCAGTTGCTCAAGTCTTTCTTGTTCCCAAGTATTTAACAACGGGTTTTCTTGATTTGGAGTCACGGCTGGAATTTCTTGCTCGCCGGGGAAAGGTTGGGTGGAAGGGCCAGGGAGATTCATTGTCTCAAAACATGTGCTATTACGTTAGCATCTAAAAAGAACGATGACGCAAATGAGTTACGGTTTACGTAAGGGACTAGAAGACATTAGCTTTGAACTGCGTTCAATCAGGAATGTCCTATACAGTCTTTGGAGTGCACGATACAACACTGGTGAAACAGACCAGCTAAATCCAGATGCGTTTGCCGATGAGTACATATCGACTGAGGAGTGTGCCAGGAGGCTCAACGTATCTGATCAAACGATCCGCAACTGGATTCTACTTGGTAAAAGGAAGCCAGAGCAGGGCTGGATCCAGGGAATTCATTATGTGAATCTAACGCGTGAAATGGGTAAAAAACCGATCATTCGGATTCCGTGGAATAAGTTGATCATGTCGTTTACCAAGAACAATCCAACTGATGAAACAATGTTTTGGTCAAAAACGTTGTATAAAAAAGAAGACGATCTTGAAAGTGTAAAACGCTACACAGGATCAGAGGTACATAAATAATGTCGTATCGTTTTAAAAATGTTGTCATCGAAGAGGTGACCGTTGACAATTACATCGAAAAACTTCCGCAATCATTAGTTTTGCAAGTAGAGAATTTTTTGCCACCATACGGTTCGTTTGATGATGGGTGCCTAAAACGATATCTGACCATTTTAAAAACTACGGAAGAAGAAGATCAGTACGCTTCAATGACTCTTGCCAATAGATTGCGGTTGGCTTTTCAAGATATGAAACCAGACGCTATCTGCAGTCGATTTCCGCAGGCAGATCTAAATCTAAAAAGAAGATTAAGATGTGTTGCAGAGTATCTGATAAGATCTGGAGAGTTTACCAAGCTAAAGGACGAGCATAACAAATTGATTAAAAAACGTGGTAGCCTTGGAAAACTTGTGGTCATTTATGTGCCACAGCCTAAGATGTTAGAAAATTTAACCAAGCAGGGCCTGTTGAATGAAAAAACGTGAGCAACTAATTGCCGCTGCCCTCAATAATGATTTCAGCGAGGGTAGTACCAAGGCTCTTGATGCGACTGTTCGCCTGATCCTTGGCGACATGGGCCAACAGTATTACAAGTTCTGGCTAGCTGAAGGCCCTGGTGTGCTTTGTTTCCAGCCCGAAAGCAAGGATCGGTCTGTTTTCTTTATGACACTTAAAGAATTGGACCATGCCATGGAGTCTTGTGAACGTGAAAACAATGGTGACCTGGCGGAAACTTTCAGGAGAATCTTGCAGGCCGCACAAAAAATAGATCCAGAAGAAAAAGCTGGTTACATTATTAACGACAAAGATGGTATTAGGTATTTAGAGATTGATTACAACAAAACTGTTGACGCATAATGCCTGCTTTTCTCGGTAATAAAAAAGTTGAAGAGTACGAGTGGATCTCCAATGCGGATCTTGTTAATGCTGCTCATCTCGTCATGGGCGGCATTGAATTGGATCCGGCAAGTTCTGATATTGCAAATCAATACGTACAAGCAAAATCGTATTACACCGTTACTGATGACGGTTTAAATGATCAGGACTGGTGGGGAAATGTCTACTTGTTTCCTCCTAATTACAGTTATTTTTGGCACACAAAAAATCAAAGATGGCAAAAGACAAGAAGCACTGCCAAAACCTTGATTTCAGGCTACTCGCTATGGTGGAAAGTACTTAAAAAGAAATGGCTGACAGGCGAAGTAAAACAGGGCATTTTCTTTTGTAATTGTCCTGACATGTTTAGATACTCTCAAGATATTTTTGATCACCCTGTGTGCATCCTAAGAACAACCCCAACGCTTAATCGTTATTTTTATACATCAAAAACTATGGATTCACGCAACACTTGCACGTCGTTTTTGGTATACTTGCAGCCCAAAGATGACGTTGAGGATTCTACGGAAAGATTTCAAGAAACCTATTCGATTCGCGGACGCATTCTCCTGTAATTGCCCAAAAATACCGTATATTAAACAGGAGCTTAAAAACAGGTATGAGCGTTCTGGCCGACTGGGAAATCAAGAAACTGGCCGAAGAGGAAGAAATGATCGTTCCCTTTGTTGACCATCTGGTCAATAAAGAAAATAATCGTAAATTGCTAAGCTACGGTCTTAGCTCCTACGGATATGACATCCGCTTGTCTCCTAAACAATGTTTAATTTTTGGCAAAATTCAATCCGGTGATTGTGATCCAAAAGACTTTGATCCCGACATCTTGAAGCCTGCAGATTTATTGGAGGATGAACGTGGACAACACTTTCTCCTTCCTCCATATGGCTATTGTCTTGGCGTTGCACAAGAACGTTTGAAGCTTCCCAGGGATGTCACTGTTGTTGCAGTTGGAAAATCTACTTATGCACGGTCGGGTATCTTGGTTAACATCACGCCCGCAGAAAGTGGCTGGGAAGGATACCTGACTCTTGAGATCAGTAATTGTACTGGCCTCTTCAATCGCATTTATGCCAACGAAGGGATCACACAATTATTGTTTTATCGAGGAAATCCCTGTCAAACCACTTATCAAGACAGGAAGGGCAAGTATCAAGATCAACCGAATGAGGTTGTCTATAGCCAGGTTTAACCAAAACCGTAAAAGGTTCCTGAGTAACGTTTGGGGCCTCGTGCATAGCTTGTGCTTCCTACGGGTCCCTGCTTGTCACCAGTTGTTGGTAGTTCTACACCAGCAATGGTTGCACGTTGCTTGGGAACCTTGCCTCTTAAATTGGGCTCTTGAAGTTCTGCGCGTTGCCTAAATTCATTGGCAGTCTTTGCTGCGGCAAGGTATTTATTGACTTTTTCTTCTATTGCTTGATTACCTGTTCCTGCTGCATTTGCTGATTCACGTTCAGTTGCATCAAGTCGCCTTAGGTCTACACGATAAGAACGTCCAGGATTTAAGTCGTTGACTTCCGCACCAGAGGATCCAGAATCCTGGCGGGGGTCGTAATTAGGTCTATACGTATTTGCCATCTTATTATTGTAAAAGCAGTAAACCAATTAAACGCCGTGATGCATTCTGCCGCAGGCTTTCTGGATAGCTTTGTACAAGACGAGATTATGTGCCGCTGTCTAGACGAAGAAGATTTTGGCCAGCCTCTCGCAAATGAAAACAATGATGTGCCACTATATGATATGTACAACCGTGGCTTAGTAGCATGCGAGCAGGGGCTAGAAAGGAATCCGTTGAATCTCGAGGGGGCACGTCCTGGAATGACGGGGTATATCCCATCGATGGAGCAGGGATTAGCGATGGGAGCAGCACCCAAACCCAAAGCATTAGTTCTGGAGTTGGAGGGACCGGACGAGGAAATGATGCTGGAATCTCTAAAACGTCGTGGTTTGCGCCGGTAGAAGAAGTGAGCGATTGTCCCGGTGGTGTCTGCCCTGTTCCCTGGGCAACCAAAGAGGAAACTCCTGTTATTCAACCTGATCAGGTGAATCATCCGCCCCATTACACAGATGGTGGCGGTATCGAATGCATCGAGGCTATTGAAGCGCAGTTAACGGCAGAAGAGTACCAAGGTTATCTGCGTGGAAATTGCGTAAAGTATTTATGGCGTTGGCGTCACAAAGGCGGCAAGACTGACCTGGCAAAAGCTCAGTGGTACTTAGACCGCCTCCTTACGTTTACAGAAGCTCAGAACGGCTGAAGATCATCTTCATCTTCGTCATCTTCTTCATAGACACAAGCAGCCGCAAGTTCAGCTAATTCGAGATCGGTTGGATGATCCCAGTCGATCTCGATATTTTCGCTCGCCATAATATCCTTGATTGCGTACCACTCCATCATGCGCTGGTGATAGAGATTAAGCAATGCGAAACGAAGCTCCTCCCATGTCATTTCTTCTGACTGAAGCTCTGCTTTCCGCATAGCAAATTGAAGTTCAAGCGGTAGCTCGAATTCACGGGGTTCAACCGAGCGCTCCATTTTGCTTTTCATGCTTTCAATGAACCTATTCTAATCGTACATGTTAAACAGCCGATTGACTGAATCCTGGTCAAAGTCGTCCCAAGGATTAGCGTCAATACAAAAAGCATTAGCAAAAGCTGACAAAATATAAGGATTGATCTGCTCCTCCAAGGAGCGAATAGCCCTTACTTCGTGGGGAGCTGCGCTGTAATTGCGAAAGGCAGTAAGCAAGATTTCTGTAGAGGACCAGGGATTGGCATCAATTTCCTGGAGAAACAAATCAATTTCTTCTCTCCGTCGATCAAGTAACCCACCGATAACCTTGTGGTCTTGATCAAAAATCCATTTACCAATTTCTTCTGCTACACCAGAGAAATCTTCTACTTCTAAACAATCGACAATTGTACTGTAAAGGAAAGGTTCCCATCCGATTGAATGGATGAAGGAAACCAGGGCTTGGCGCATGTGGTCATCAAGTCCAAGGTTTAGCTTTAAAAGCTGAGCTTCAATGACGTTGACTTCGTGAAACAAATACTCCAGTGCTTTTTCTTTGCTACAGCACTGACCTTGTTTCACAGGCAAGCCGTCTGGGTAAAACTGTGTCCCAAACCCAATTGTGTAAGGAGCTTCTCCTGTGCTGTGATCAGCGTATGCTTTTTCACTAAACCCTTCATACTTGCGAATTAAATTAATCGCATGCGAAAGATCTGACATGGGGACAACTATTGTTATCCCCAATCATACATAAAAATTACTTGCCTTGTCCGCGAAGTTTCTTTTTACCTCGACGTTGAGGCCGACTATTTTGTCCTTGTCCTATTGAAGTTGTTTTAGGTTTTCCTTCAATGTGAAGCGTGTTGGATTTGGGTTTTGCCATGGGTCACCAGAGGTCTTCACAGGTGTTGATTACCTGTTCTGACAGTTTACCTTATGAGTCACCCAGCGGCAATTCCCTGGACAATAATCACCAAAGTTATCAATCCGATCCAGCTCTAAATCTTTTGCCGCGTTGCTTGATTCCGCCCATCGCTTAAATGCTACGTAGTCATTCTTCCACTCTTCACAGACTTGAATGCCTTTTGCAATATAAGTAGGATACTCTTTGCATCTTCTTTTCATTTTTTGCCATCTGCCGTAAAGCCAGTGTCCTTTTGAATTTTTGTTCTTCGACTCTCCATGCTTTACTTTTGCACGGCTAAGTTTCTCCTTGACACTAGGACTTTGAATATATGTTTGCTTTTTTGCGCAGGGCAGGCAACTCCATTTGCACCCCCTTAACCTCCATTGGTCAATACGCACTTCCTTGGACACGCTTTGACAGTTTATGCAAAAGGCTACGACATAGTGCCAGCGACCCCGTTTAACAGATTCCATAAAGACGAGAACACCGTGGATGATAATCCTACCATAAGTACCAACCCCCACAAGTCTTGGCAGGCCCAGTAACGAGCTGTGTTTTTGTCGGTTACGGAATCACAGTTGTGCCGCGCCCTAAAGTTAGCACGCCTGCCTGCGTCTTTGTGTTGTGTGTAATCTTCGTATCCCCTGGCACCATAGCGAATGATCTTTTCCTCACCATGGTGACAACTTTTTACAACTTTTTTGTGCTTGTCGCCAGGGGGAGCCTTTTGCGGTGTGTTGCACTTCATTTTATCTTTTTGATAACGATGCGCCGCCTTAGCTGCTTTTTTAGATTTTTCAGCCATTTACAAGAACCCAAACTGGGAGAAGGAAGAACCAAAATCTGAGTAGACATCTTGGCTTTTTTTAGTCGTCTGCCCAGTGCCAATGCCTTTATCAAGTGTAAAATAACTATCTGTTTCTTTGGGTGTTTCTTTATCTTTTTCTTCAAAGAAACTCATCTTACCAAAGACAGTATCTGGGTCAAAAGAAAAAGGATCTGAAATATCAAACATCTCAGTCAATGGCTTGCCGCTAAGAACATCAGTCATTAACTGTTGATCTTCTTTGGATACATCGGGGAACATCTCATTGTAGAAAGTGTCTTCATCTCCTTCGTATCCCGAGTTTTTAAATATCTCATATAAAGCAGTGCCTTGTGTTTTTTCTGTCGCTTTATCTGTTTCCCTCTCAATGTATGTAATACCAAGATTTTTTTGCGTTGGAACAATGTTATCTTTTTTCATTTTTTCAATTTGTTCGCGGATATTTCCTTCTCCTTGTTCATAGTAAAACGAAAGGATATCATCCCGCAAACCAGCCAAGGGATCTTCTCCTACTTGCTCTGTAATTGATTTTTTACGCTCTTCGTACGAAGCAAGGGCTTCAGAGTACTGTTGTTTTTGCTCATCTGTGGCGTCACTAGATAAAGGTGTTGGTGGTTTTATGCCAAGAACATCTGACATATATTGATCCCAGGAGCGGTTCCCCGTCAAATCTGACAAAATACCATCAGCAAACTCTTGGGGAGAAACATAATTTTTGAATGCATTTGTTTTCATATCAACATCAGCTTCTTTTAAGGCAGGCACAAGGACATCTTTGATATAGTTCGCCACTACTTCTTTACTGATAGCATCTTTTGCGCCATCAAAATTATTGTTTTTGCCATATAGCTCATAATGTAATTTTGCAAATTGGTCTTTATTTTTAATGTCTACACCATACGCAAGAGCTTGTTTTTTCCAGTCAATACCATTTGTTTGTTTTCCAGCTTTTGCAGCTTCCCAGTCTTGTTGTACTTTCCCTTTTTGTACACTATAAGCAGCTTGTTTGTCTTCGTTGCCCCCTGGAGAAAAATAAAAATTAGAGTCAAACCCAGATGGATTTCTACCTAGTAACTGCGTTAAAAATTCTTCATTTCTTTTCTCGGCTATGTTCTTGTACGCATCTTGAACCGCCTGTTGGTTTATCACTTCTTTTTGAAACTCTGGGCTGGAAATATCCGTACTTAAATAAGATTTAAATTCTCCCATTGACTTTGAGAAATCAAAGCGTGGACGCAAGTAAGTATTGATGTAATCTTCAGCAAACTTTTTTTGTTCTTCTAATTCTTCTTTTGATAATCCTTCGCTTCCTTGACGCGCTTCTTCGGTTAATTTTTCATCAAACCATTTTTGCCAGTTGTAACTAGTACTGTTCTGTGAACCAACGCCTGCTCCAAGGCCCAGGGATGACTGCAGACCTTTTTTGATATCCTCTGAGCTGCCTCCCCCCATCATTGACAAATATCCGCCAAGGCCTGAATCACCCAAGAGGGAATTCGTAAGTGATTCGCCCATGCCAAAGATCTCACTGAGTCCCGGCATTCCCTTGATTAAATTAAACTCGTATTCCTTCTTTTGTTGTTTTTGTATTTCTTTAACGGTAGAAGCTAGCACTTTTTGAGAGAGTGCGCCAAACTGCTGTTGATATTTTTCGGACGCCGCTTGCGATACTGTATTTATATTTTTGTCATCTTTATTTAACTGAATCAATAGATCTCTGTAATACTGTTTATCAGCATCGGTAATTCCTTCTGAATAACTTGCCGAAGCACTAAGAACTTTCTTCGCCTCTTCAACTTTTTTCTGTTTAGTCGTTGCCATATTAACTTGCTTGCGCGGTTAATTCAGTACTGATCGGATAGATAATAGCCGGTTCAAAATCTTCATTGTTGATCCAGGCATTAATCTGATCTAGCTTTTGCTGCGTAAAGAAAGACTGAGACAAAAACCATTCTTCCATCTTACTGCTAGCTTTGTTAGCATTGCAGCTTCTGCAGGCAGGAAGCAAATTATTCCTGTTACTAGAGCCAGATTTAAACCTGGGGATTATGTGATCCAAGGATGTAGCTTTCTCTCCGCAATACCCGCATTTATAATCCCATGCCTGGTAAATTGATTCACGATATCTTTTCTTTGCCAATTTAGGAGATAATTCAAGGAGAAGTGCGATGGGCTCTTGCTCACAGCTGAACATACTCTTTTGTTGTCGTTAACTTATTCTAAGTTCTCTCTATTCTGTTCAAAAAAACAAAGAGATAAAATTTTTCTTAAACTCCTTGACTAGCCTGGGGATCTATGTACCATGAATTGGCAAGCCAGCTAACTCATGGCACAAAACACTGGTTGGGTATCGGCCCAAAAGATCGAGGAGCTTCTCGGCATTGACAGGAAAACTCTGTTCCGCTACCGAGATGACGGCACCCTAAAGCTGGGACCACATTACGCGGCATTCCGTGGCACGATGTCCAGGGATAGCTACAAGTGGAACGTGGCTGCGGTCAGGAAGCACCTGCAAAAGCAGGGTATGATGCCGACTGTTGCTTGAGTTGCCTATAGTGATTGCGACGGTGTTTATGAGCAAGGATTAAATCAGTGATATTCATCTGGATATCCTGAAAAGCCATTGCCTCATAAAGGTGTGAAGAAAGGGACGGATAGCAGCTCTGCAGGTCGCGGGGCTGCTTTTCTTTTAGGCTAAACAAAAAGACCCACTGTGGATGAAGTGGGCGAACGCAACGTTTTTTGCCTGGGACTGAAACAGATTGCTCTGGTCCCCAGTCGAGATTCAACAGCTCTTCTGGCTTTAGGCCATAGGTAGCAACCATACCATAAAGCCAAGCAATGTCTTTAGTTTTTCTGCTGGATGCTAAGCGGAAATACTCATCCACAATCCGCTGATCCAGGGGCGGTTGGTGGTTCATGGTTTATATGAGCTAAGTAACCGCACCATATCCAACGGTGGGCGCAGCTCGCAAGGGGTAAAGAAAACCTTAATAAGTCCCACGAGACTTAATATAAGTATACATTATTTGTTACGGACTGTATGGTTTTCCGTCTTTATCAAACATTGTAAAACCGCCCATCACAATAAAATTAGTGGGAACGTTAAATAATTTTTGCATCATTGGCATCATCATTACTGATTGACAGTTATAAGGTGGAACGTCCATCTGCGCCAGGGAATAACGACTGAGGATCGCAGCTTTTGCTTCCGTTTGTTCTTTCTCTGTTTCTTGTACTAATTTTTGCTCCCAATCAGCCATGCTTTCTGGACCAACTGGAAAATCAGATGGCTCAGGCGGGAAAGTATTGTCGGCAAATTTAAGTGCGTAAATATGTTTGCAGTATCGCATCTCATCAAGTAACGGCTCCCAATTATCTGTGATAGACGTTATCTGCCCCTGAGAAGTCTTGTAATCATTGAAGCCAGGGAGACCTTCAGCCTTTGCGCCTACAATGCCAGGGTTACTCGTACTTCGTATATATGTCGCACCAAAATCAGTGTAAATACCTGGGTTGTCACGCGTCGCTTGGTTGTCTACAAAGCTGGTAGCTACATCGAACGGAAGTGTGTAGCCTGAGGGAGCATATACTTCCATGCGTCTGTTAACTTGCGCAGATGTCATCGCACTATTGTCAAGTACTCCATTTAATTTTGTTAATTCAAATCGACCTGGCTTGACAGAGGAAGCCCTGTTTCTTGGAAATACTTTTCTGTTTGTTTTACCTAGATCACGCATAAATGCATAATCTCTATGCGTAAAATCTTGGCAAGAGCAGCAGAACCTTGCGCCAGTAATGATGTAACGCCCGACAGTAAAAGAAGCAGGAGAGGGCGTAATGTATTCCCTGTCTGGAGTAACTTGAATTGAGCCCGCTTTTCGTAAAGTCAGTATGCCAGTGAAGGGATTTGTAGCAGTTAATACCGCTTGCGAATATCCGTATCTCTTTTGAGTTGTTGGGTCAATAGTATCTTTGTCAATAATGTCACCGCCGATACTGATAACTCTATCTTCAATAATCTCACTGTTTAATGGTGTCAATCCACCGGGAACACCTGGTACAGCTACGTAAAAAGGAGGAGGCAAAGGATTGCTTGCACTCCAATCACCGGCCAGTTTTACATACCAATTAGTGGCATCTTCTGTAATCGATTCAATAAATAGTTTTTGGCTAGTGGCCGGATCTGTTAACTTGTCACTACGCATTGAACCGGCATAGCGCCAGCCTGCCCAATGCATGCCCATCTCTTTGTTCTTGGTAGGAAAGCCAACAAAAGTACCAGAGATAATAGGGGCCGGATTGGCTACTGAGCTTGGTGTCCCAGAAGGTACAGGAATCTGGTAGTTAAACGGATAGACGTAGCTGTTATCGTAAAAACTTGCTGTGGCAATCTCATAGCCACGTCTCCAGCGAGACCAAGCCGACTCTCTGTTTGCAGCGTAAATTGAATCAGGTACAGAACCTACAGAAAACTCTGTAGTTATTGGTTTGACTGCTGCAAATGCAACAGATTTCATCTGGTTGAAACTACCAAAAGAGCTTCCACTCTTTTTGGCCATAATTAGAAGAAGCCGCCTTGCGCGATAACGTGGGCACCTGGTGTATAACCAGAAATGTTTGGACCGTCTGGGAATACCCCCACATAAAGACGGTCACCTCGTTCCAGGTAGATCCCTTTGTTACGCAAAGGAACTCCCTCGGCTAAGCCACTTGCGTTTCCTGCGCTAACAACAGGCGTTGCAAGTTCGGGAAGCACGTCTGTGCAATCAACTTTCTGTGTATTAGCTGGAACTTGTTTTGCAAAAATAATGCGGTAATCACCAGACGCGGGGATTGGATTGGTCGTGCCACGAGTCTGGTAAACCACGAAGGTCACTGCTGGCTGATAACCGTAAGCAACGCCTTGGTACGAAAAACCAGTGGTTGTTCCACCAGAGTAAATAAGCGCTGTATTTACACCTGTCAGTGCAGTTGCACCTGTATAAGTGTAATAACCGTAGCCGCTTTGAGCTGCAGTTCCCAGAACACCAGTGTTAGATATAAAAACAGTCTGTCCACTCACCAAAGAAATAACAGTGCCTGACGTGCCGCTGGATACAGTGTAATCAGCAGCACGATAATAATCGTTCCGTACGATGGTAATCGAATCGACAACTCCGCCATTATTGTTGTCTTCTTCTAAACCTGCATCCATATCTACAAGGATGGAAGGAGCTTGTCCACCTTGTACAAAAAGCGTATTTGTAGAAGCACTACCTACCGTCTGCGTCGTTACACGTACGGTATCAAGTAAAGGGCGATCAACCAGCAGGGGCTGTTTGTTAGTAGATGTCGAACTCAAGGCGGACATAAAACCCTACCTTTCGTTTGGCAGGGTCCCCAAAAACTTCTTTTATTCTAACGGTATTTATTCAAGTGTGCTAAGCGCATCTAAATAAGGAGATCTAGGGGCAAGCTGATAAACACCGATGTCCATTGGTACAGAGGTATTCTGCATTGCAGTAGCGAACGATGGGATAGTAGAAGCCATACCAGCTCCTAATGTTTGCCCCATCAAGCCTTTCTTGAAGGCATCCAAGAGAAGACTTGCTGTCTGACTTTGTGAGTCAACTGATTGCGGTTCTGAGCCATAGGCTTCAAGCTTGGGAAGAAAACCCCGTGCAGCTTGCATGCGCCTTTCGTCTTTAGGAATTCCAGCACGTTCGTAATCGCGACGGAAAACTAAAGCAGCTTGCTCTGGAGACTTTGCTTGACGCAAAGATTCTGCAGCACGTTTTTCAGGACCTTCTAATTCATAAATAAGAAAATCTGCCTGCAGTGCTGGATCGCCAGGATCCATCTTGCGTTGTTTAGCAAAATTGACCAGGGCATTTTGCCGACCTCCTGTCCATTGCGCCAAACCAAATCCACCAACGCCAAGAGGTGCACCAACTTTTCCACCTTCGTTGATGCGAGGATTCAAAGAAGACTCTTGGCTGAAATTACCAAGAATACCTGCAATTTGAGCGTTGGTAAAATTCTTTTGCCGAAGCCTTCCGGCAACAATTTGTGCAACAGATGGTAAAGACATTTTATTTACTTCCTTATTCTCCTACCCAATTTGAACTTGCCTTGAGACCGGGAATAAAAACGGTTTGTAACGCCAGGGTTGTGGCTAGGTACGTGGCAAAGTTTTTAACAAATTTAGGGCAGAGAATCATCGTTTTAAAAGCAACAACACTGGCCCCCATGAATCAAAAGATTCGTGTCCAGCAGGTTGGGCTTACATGCTAAGCAATGCCAAGGGTATCACTTACTTGCTTGCTGAAGAAGCTTGTTCTTCATTTCTTGAATTTTGTCAGGTGTTAATCCATAGGCAGCGGGATCGTATCCCGTCTCCAGAGTTGCACGAGTACCGAGATCACCTGCCTGATACGGAACAGCGCCTGGTGCTACAGGGATAGGTGCAGCCGTCTTTTGCATCTCCGCAAGTTGATCGGGCGCCATTCCAGATTGATACCCGAACGTACGATCCATAAGAGGATTAAAAGTGCCTACTGCACCCCCTGGGCGCCCCATCGGAGTATTGCCATACTTCTGCTGCCAGATCTGCATGCCGATATCTTCCGCTGACTGAACTTGCTCTTGTGTTGCACCAGGAGCTACGGCTTTAAGACGGGCTGCCTCATAGCGTTGTAACTCAGGATCTTGCGCTGTAAGCTGTGCTACACGAGATTTCTCGGCTTCGTACGCACGATCGGCAGCTCCTTGTTGTCCGGGAAATCCAGCTCCGGGGCGGAAGGCTTCCGCTTTCCTGCCTTGCGCCAATTCTTCTTCCTTATATCCAGAACCATAGTTGCGAAGGCCTTGGGTAGAAGGTAGTCCCATGGCTTCAGAGCTAGCGTATGCAGGCCCGTAATACTGACCAGGGTTGGACTGGCTAATTCTTGACCCGCTTAAATAAGGGCGTCCTTGAATAAGATTGCTAATACCTGCACCCAAACGTTGAGCACTCGTAATAATATTGTCTTGTGGATTAAAGACTTGCCTTCCTGTGTTATATGCATCAACAACATATGCAGCTGGCCCCAACAGTCTGCCCGCTCCCTTCAATCCCGCTGTTGGACTAACGGAAGGCTTTGCTTTTGGCGCCGACCAGGCTGCAGGATATTGTGATTGTGGTGCCGGTGGCCACCCAGGTCTTGACGTAGTCACTGGTGCACCACGGCCTAAGAGTCTATTGAAAAAATCCATGATTAGCGCCAAACCTCGTGTAAATAAAGACGTGAACCAACAGCTGTGTCGGCAGGACCAGGTAATGCCTGGATGAATTCAGCACCAGAGCGTTCGTAACGATAACGAGCCTGGAATGGATCCTTGTAGTTAGGGACGTAAAGGATACCGGCTAAACGATTGGTTTCGTAGAGATAAATCTCATCCCAAACCTTTAATGCTTCTTTGGCATTACTGGAGCGAATCGTACGGTCAACATCGCCAGCAATATTTTCAATACGAGTAGAAGGAGAAGTTGCAACCTCGGTCTTTTTCTCAGCAGTATCACAACGGCCAATCTGAATCGCGATCTTATCGTAAAAATAAGAATCTGGAACAGTATTCATGGCCTCTTCCAAACGGGCATAGTCACCCGCCGGAATCGATACAGTGAAATATCCAAGATGATATCTCACTCTGCTTTTGTCAAAGTCAGAAAGCTGCACTTCAACTACTCAATATTTTTTTATTATAGCCGTTTAGATCTTTGTTAATTAAGCCTCTAACTCTTCGTAGGGACTGGGCTCAGCAAGATAACGAGCAAGGACAGGGGATTTTTGGGGTGAAAGCACAGAGGATAAAACTTGTTGCTTAATTCGATCAACCGGCTTTACTTCTTTTTCTTTATTGACACCCAAACCAAGAAGATACATCTGGAGCATACTATTGGCTAACGCATTTGGATCTTCTTTGTTACCCGTGGTCTGACCTGCTTGTGCCTGCTGTCCTAGTTCGGCAACAACAAGTTCTGATTCTTTTTCTGGTCTACTAATGTCACCATGACCAACTTTAAAAACAACTTCACCTTTGGGGTTCAATACTTCAGAAAAATACCCATAGCCACCGCCAGATGAACTACGGATCTTTCCTCCGGGAATACCTGGTGCATAGATCGATGCACCTTCTACGGCACCTTGATCAAAACGCGTCTTGCCTTTGAGGGGAACATAAAAGTCGAGCGAATTCCAGCCAGGGTGCATTGAATGGCTGTGTGCATTTACCGCCTGGTTATATAACTTTACTTTATCGTCAAAATTTGCTGCGGGGTTCCAGCGCATTCCCGCAACACTCGCATTGGAGAATTCTACCTCGCGACCATGTGATTGATACTGTCTAACTAGAGTATCAAAAGCTTTGACCTGCTCTCCAATGGGCAACGATTGGCTTGCCTTGAGATCGATGTGAAACGGAGATGATCCTCCTATTTTTTCTGCGGGTCCTGTGAATCCGCGTCTTTGTGGAATATAAGACATTTTATTTTTATTTTAAAATGAAAAACCCCTGGTATTCCAGGGGCTTGCTGTGTCAATGAGTAATCAAACCCTTACCAGATCAGCAGCAAACACTGCATCCCAATCAACGCGTTTAACTTGCTTTAGTTGCTCAAGATTATTAAATCTCTCACCCGATAAGGACATCTGCAGGTCTTTAATCTCTCGAGCAGTTTTCAATCCAATACCTTTGATGTGATCTGCGATCATTTGCGCAGTCGCGGTATTGATGTTTAAACGTGCATCGGGAGGGAATGTGCGTGGCTCTTCCTTGGCTGCTTTATCTTTTACCTGAAGAGTTTTTACCGTTTTGGTTGCAACTTCATCAGGGCAGAGTTCGGTTTTATAAGCGGTGAAAAGGCGACCGTCTTGGTCTTCAACCATATACCAGTCGCCGTTGTCCCATTCGCTTACAACTTTAACTCTCGCACCAGTTTTTTTGTGCTGATAAAGCATTGAGGGAGTAACTGTCATGAGACCAGATAAAATACCTGGTCTCAGTTTAGCTTACTCAGCTAACAGTGCGGCCTGTCAGATAGCCATCGATATCTTCGTAACCAGGTGCAATGTCGGGCTGGATGTAGCAGCACTCAACAACCAGGTAACCAGTACGACCACCAGTCGCATCACCACTGGAGATGTAGAAACCACCAGAGGTAGCAGTGCTATTAGCAGTTTCCTTAGCGAACACCTTCAGGGTGGTGGCAGCGGTAGCGGAGTAGTACACGTTACCGGCAGTAACACCAGCAGCACCGGAGGCAATCAGGAACGGATTGGCGCTATAACCAGCGGAGCCAGCGGCGAAGAAGATTTCACCAGCCTGGGAACCGGACACGGTAGATGTCAGGTTTGCTTGGATAACAGCTTCACCGATACCAGAAGCAGCGGTGGGGCTACCAGCATTGCTGCGACCGAAGGAAATCACGTTACCGGTGGCGGCATACACACCAGAAGCAACGCGACCATCACCCCAGCCAGAAGCAACGGAGATGGTGGAGCGGTACACATAAGCAGGCAGGGTGCTGCTGCCAGAGATCACCATGCCGGTGATGTCGGGGCGAGTGTCGTCCTGGCGATAAGGCGAAGGAACGATCACGTCAGCTGCGGCAACCGGACCCGAACCAGAGGTGGCGGTCACAGGGACGTAGCCACGCTGCTGGAAGTAACGGTAGCCAGGGATAGCCAGCACAGAAGTGGGGCCGCCCTTGGAGCCGTCAACGGAGCCGCTGTCGTCGGTATCAATGTTCTTGTACCAACCGTTCAGGGGTTCTGCCCAGTTACCTGGGTAGATTTTTTTAGCGGACAAATAGGTCATTTATCTTTTCCTATGTTGTGTGTTTATGGTTAATTATCAAACAGTGCCGTCATCTTGGACGAAGCTGAATGCGGTGGTCACGAAGTCCTTATTGAGGATTTCGAAACCAGCGTACAGTTGCCAGATCAGGATGATGAAGCGGCTGAAGTCATCGTTGTTGTTGATGAGCACCTGAGCGTTAGGACCGCCGATGCCAACACCAATCGACTGAGGACCGAAGAAGTAACCTTGAGCCACTTCACGGGAAGCGTAGCTAGAGCCGTTATCGAACGAAGCGCTAACGTTCTTGGTCGGGAAGTTAGTCGACTCGAAGAACTTCACACCTTCGAACTGAACGCCAGTAGGCATCACAGGTTCGCCAGCCAGGAAGTAACCTTGACCAGCTTGGGGACCCATGTAGAAGCTGGCGTTGTTAGGCATCATGGGGTTGCCCATGTACATGCCTTGGCCAGGGTTGCCAGCGTAA